TGCAATTGCGGCAAGCTCAACACCCGAGCAGTAAAGTTTCCAGCAATCCCGGTGAAGTTGCGGCGTCGGCTGCGGGTTGTCGTACAGTGGACTGAGGAAGGTTCCTGCGAACGCTTCGATCAGTTCTGCTGTGAGATCGACCCGAGCGACGGAACTCATAGGACAAGTTCGCCTTGGAGGGGGGAGCTGAATGATCCTTCGATCGTCACGCCCTCAATTACGCGCTCGGTAACACGGGACTGGAGTGCCAACAGCCGCCCGGCCAGGCCTTCAAGGTGGTCCTGTGGAACCATGACGATCGGGGTTGGCTGATTCCCTCCGAGTCCGAGGGCTTTTGCGCCCAGCTCCGCCGCCCGGAGAGCGAGTTGATCGGGTACTTGAAGGGCAGGCTGGCTCAATTTCTCTTGCAAGACCTCGAGGCTCTTCTCCACCACGCCACGGAACCTCTCCTCAATACTCAGTGCCAGCACGGGATCAATCATCTCGTTCCGCCGCTCGGCCAGCTTCGCCTTGAACGCGTCACTTCCCATCACCGTGGAGAGCCAGCCTTGCGTATAACCAAACATCGCGGCGAGCTTTCCCTGGCTAATCCCAGGATCTGCGAGGATCATGTCAATCACGGCTTCGTGCGTGTAACGCAACTTCGCGGGCGGCCGGGCGCCGACGGGCGGCTGTCCACCACCCCTTCCCAACTCGTCCAGCCAGCTTTCCTCTTCCCGCGCATTCATCAGTCCAGATCTCCTCTTGACGGTCCCCCCACAATACCACTCTCACGCGCGAATGTCAATAGACTGCGGGAACTGTGGCGGGAACGAGACTTACTTGTTCACGTAACATTGACGTAACGTGTTCACATAACCCCCAAGCCAAAAATTTTCTTCTGGGGGCTAGATATATAAATACGCCCGCGAAGTTTTCCCCCCTCCCCCTCCCATTCCTCGGGCGGCTCCTCCCCCCTTGGTCACGCGTCAGAAGAACGCGCAAGAGGGCGCGGCTAGACCAAGGGGATGGGATTGTTGCGCGGATGCGACGACTGAGGTATGGATACAACATGCCGCAAATTGCGTCACTAGTGCCGAGGATTGTCACCCCGAGCATATTGTGTGCCAGCATGATGGTGGTATTGCAATGACTACATTCTCGTTTAAAATCAATGGGTTATGATTATTTTGTTGTGGCCTGGACCGAGCAGGCACGAGCATTGCTCATATGTTGGCGTGGCCGGCGACAATCCGTTAATGGCACATAACACGAGAGGCTCAAACAATGAGAGACAAGCAACAGATCAAGCCGGTCGTTTCCGAGGATTTCTCCAAGGTTACGTTCGAGATGCGCGGTATGCAGGACTTGGTGCTGGACATGACGAAATTGCACACGGATATTATCAAGCGCGCCGCATGTGTCGGCATGGCCCAGGTGCGGATTATTGACGCCGCAGCCGTGAGTCGGGCGGATGCAGATGGGAACGTGCGGTCAGCTGGCGAAATGCTCACGCTCAAACGCGAGCGGATGGAGGCATTGGTCGCCCACTATATGACGGGAACGGATGAATGGGCGCAGAAACGGGCGGGCGGCGGGGCCGCGAAGGATACCTCGGGAATCACGCTGCAGGCCATGCGCCGCGTATGGTCGGATAAGGCTTGCGAGGCCTTGGCGTTCAGGATGGCGCAGAAGCGGGGGATTTCACGCCGGGAAGCCTACGCGGTTTTCGCCCAGACGAAGGAGGTTGCCGCCGCCATTGCCGCAATCAAGGCGGAGCGTGCAACCGTGAGCGCTGATGATCTCATAGCCGAAATGGACGACGAGGCTGACGACGAGGAGTAATCCCTTAATGCCCGGTGACAGCGGGCATTGTGGGAAATGTTCCCGATTTTTAATGGAGGCTCAAAATGGAAAAGCTTGAAACGGTTGTAACGCATTATGTCAATGTGCGGTATGTGACTATCACTGGAGCAGGCGGCGCAACGCCTATGGAACTGACCAAAGTTCCGCAATGGCTCGCGGATAATCCCGGCACGTTGATTATTGCACTCGACGTGCGTTATAAGAAAACCTACAGTGTTTAATGGAGGCTCGAATGACCTACGATCGTATTGCCGCAATCATGCGGATGATAACCAAAGCGAGGCCAGTGAAATGAAACCACACACCATGCACAGAGGTGGCGAAACCGCCATCATCATCCTCTGGACGATCGCCGCGTTCGTTGCATTCTGGGTCGGAACAGAGCCTGCGGAAATCACGCGGCCCGGCCCGTGGGCGGTTTGGCTGTTCCTGCAAGAACTGGCGGGCGTGCTCGGTCCGCTGCTGAACGGATAGATTAGGAAATGCTTATGATGCGGGCGTCCGGGCGCGGATGGCCCGCATTTTCGCTAGCATTCTATCCTATGCCGCAATTCAGCGATTTCTTTTATCAGCGCCTCTCGTTCGAGAAGCCACATCTCCTTCTCTCGCAGCAATCGCTCATAAACTACTTGAGCCGCAGCTCTTGCGTAGGCAGCGCGGCAATTGGGGGAGCAAAAATTTTGATCCGAGCGCATGAGCTTAGTTTTCTCGCACCAGAGGCACGGACGTTCTGTGCGCTTTGTTCCAAGTCGAGCGCGAGCTTCTTGGATTTCGGTGGCGGTAAAATCATTGAGAATTACGGGGCAGGTCATATTGATCTCCGGGGTGGGTGGCGATGGCCGTGGGAATCACGGCAATCCATTATGTACGCGTACGTACGCGGCGGCAATAACATAATGAGGGCGGTGCGGAAAATTGATTGTGCGACGATTGTGCGAATATGAGATTATGATGATATACGAAGCCCTTGCTTGACAATGGCATGGATATCACGTAACATCACATATCATTACATCACATAACATCACCTCCACCTCCACCCTTACAATCTGCATACAGGGCCGTGTGTCCCGGACCGGGATTTTAGTAAAAGAGGTCTAGATTTTTTTTTTTTATTTTTTTTTCTCTTAAGAACACTCCCCAAGGGACAAAGGCCCCTGTATGCAGATTGTAGATGAGGAGGATAGGAGGAGGTTGGTGAGGGCGGGCGGGATGCGCTCAACGAGGATGAGCGGAGAGATTTGAAGTTTAATTGACAGAAGGAGAAGGAAATGGTACATAAGTTTGGGATGCATAATCGGCGGGCAGCGAAGCTGGGCGCGGTGCAAGTGGAGGCGATGCGGAGGGAATATGCGAACGGGATGACGCAGAGGGAACTGGGGGCGAAGTATGGAGTGAGTGTGGGGCAGGTGGGGAGAATTGTGAGAGGGGAAAGCTGGGCGGATACTGGGGCGGCCCGTGGATTTGTGGTGGAGCAGGCTTGGGAGGGGGCAGAGGGGCTGGATAGTCCTCGCTTTGGGGGAGATGAAGAGATTATTGCCGCGAGTCTGCGGGCGGTTCAGGCAAGGGTGAGCACGGAGAATCCGTTTGAGCAGGAGGATTGTAAACCCGATCCGAGGGTTTCGGAAGAGGTGCTGAGGCAAATGCGGGAATTGCTTGGGATTGGGGGGTAGAAGGAAGGATAGAACTGAGTTGCATTTGAGATGCGGGCATGTTATGTTGATGTAACGTGTTCATGGCACGGGATAACTTGAAAGGAGAAGGAAAAATGCTAACACGACTTGGAACGCAGTACGAGCGGCTTCAATCACTCAAGATTGCAGTGCAGCTGGAGAAGGAAGGGTTTATCGCAGCAGGGGGGAAGAGTCTGACCGATACGGCGCGGGAGATTCTGGGCTTGTGGGAATTCGCCGGACATGATGAAGTGATGGACCGGATTCAGGACAGGCTGGATGAGCTGCTGGCAACAGCAGAGGAAGGAGCGGTGTTATGAGCGCGGTTAAGGTGAAACGAGAACTTCCCAAGCTGAACTTCCGGGATCAAGTGGGATTATTTCTCGGGAATCGGGAGCAAGATTGGCCGACACTCCGCTGGATGGTTGGAGCGGTAGGTGGGAATCTTGCAGATGTAGTGGAAATACTGGTTTGGAGACTCCACGATCAAGGACAGCAGGAAAAAAGGAGGCTTGGAAATGTTTAATACAGAGCGGGAGATGTTGCGTGGGATGGTCCGGGGAAGTGGGGCATCCGGTTGGGAAGTCGAGAGTTTTCTGGACGAGGTGAATGAATGCTCGCAGGGAGGGGAAGATCCGGAAGAAGTGGTTGGCCGGGATGTGCTTGAGCCAAGAGCGGAGTTCACAGCCGCCCGTGCGCGGAGGTCGCGTCATGGGTACTGAAAGCTACAAGATCCTCCCTGTCTTGATGCGGAGGGATGGAATGGGCCGCGAGGAAGCGGAAGATCTGATCGCAGAAGCTCGGGAGCGGGTTCTTGAATATGGAGAAGACCCCGAAGAAATCCTCGCGGAGGAATTCGGGCTGGAGCCGGACTATATCTACGACCTGCTTGGTTAATCCTGCCCGCTCAAGGGGATTCGTAAGAGTCCCCTTCGTCGGTCATAGTGATCGGTTAAAGGAGAAAGAAAGATGGAAATCATGGTAACAGAAGAGCAGATCTTGCATCTCGCCCCGAACGTTCGGTCAGCATATTTGGAAGCGTTCAAGTTCAGCTGGAGGGAAACCGCACACCAGTATGAGATTGACACCCCGCTTCGGGTGGCGCATTTCATAGCACAGATTCTGCATGAATCCGGCGGGTTTTCCGTGCTGTATGAGAATCTCAACTATAGTGCGAAGAGACTGCCTGTCGTCTGGCCGAGTCGATTCCTCCCAAGGGGTCCGAACGATCCGGAGAGGTTTGCGTATAAGCCAGAAGAGCTGGCGAATCTGGTATATGGTGGAAGGATGGGGAATACAGAGCCAGGAGATGGGTGGAAGTACCGGGGGAGAGGATTGATTCAGCTGACCGGGAAGAGAAATTACCAGCGACTCTCGGACTTGCTGAAAGCAACGGGGCAGTATATCAGTTCGGACTTGGTTGCGTTTCCGGAGCTGGTGGTCAGCCCGATGCGGTGTCTGGCGGTAGCGGCGATCTTCTGGAAAAATGCCGGGTGTAATGAAGCGGCGGATTGGGACGATCTTACAGGAGTTACGAAGCGGATCAACGGCGGAACGGTTGGGCTGCAAGCGCGAGCGAGCTGGCTGGACCGGACGAAGGTGATCTGGTCGTAAGGCAGATCAAGGGAATTCGAGAGAGTTTCCTTGCACGGCCGTGTGGTCGGTTGATAGGAGAAGGAAGATGTCACGAAAGTACTATGAAATGATCGCGGAAGAGTTGGGATTCGCTTGGGCGCGAGGGGATCTGACGCAAGCGGGACTGAACAATCTTGCAGAAGGTTTGGCGATGAAATTCGCTCAAGATAATTCTCGCTTCGATCCCATCAAATTTTTGAATTCTTGTGGTTACTACAGAAAGGACGAAAACAATGCGTAAATTTACCAAGCGGGAACTCCACGCTGCAGCAGAGGAGGGAGAAGGCTTCTGCCGCCGGTGTGGAAGTCAAGGACCGATCGAGCAAGCGGAAGATGATCGGGAGGGAAGATTTCTTCCTTGCGAGGCTTGTGGCGCTCTTGGGATGATGCCAGCGGAAGGGATGCTGGCTGTGCTGGAGATGATAGAGCTGGAGGATGAGTAATGCGAGGGCTTGGAGAGCAGTTCAATCTGATAGGAGTGCTTGATCCTAAGTACTGTCTCGCAGCAATGCAAGCGAGCTTTCGTGGGGAAGCGGGAAAAGTGGAGCACACAGAACAATTCCTCGATGATTTCTTCAACGCTTATGATGGCTGTTTCTTTGAATAGAGAGGCTCAAGATGACGATTAAGAATATCCCCGGTTCACTTCGAGTGGGGCAGGTAAGCGGAACAGACAGAACACGCCCGGTCGTGCTGGCTTATGGACGGCAACAGGCGGGGGAGCCGGACGAAACCTGGGGTGGACAGGAAGTTGTAACTCCGATTATTGCGTCCCACTTCGCTCAACGGTATGTTCAGCTCCTCGGAGGGAAAAAAGAACTCCCCTCCGTCACCCTGAATGACATGACTTCTTTCTTCCGGTGGGAAGTCACGCTGGGTGAATTCACCTACTTCCTCTCGATCTCGTGGGAGAAGGAGAATGCGGAGTTCCGCACACAGCTTGCACCGCGGGCGGAGCTTTACTTCCGGGGAAGAATGGGCCAGCGGAACGAACTCCGTGGATAATGTCCTTCAAACCCTTGGCTACGTTCTAATCCTCGTAGGAATCTGGATCTTGATCGACGGCGGACGGGGATAGACAGCCGCCCGTCAACTATTTTTAACCGAGCGGAAAAACTTCCTTGACCCCACACGAAAAAAATGAGATGATGTCGTTTCCATAGGGAATGTTGCACAGATCTGGAGTAAGGGCAATCGCCATTAAAGGATGCTCACGAGTAAAAAGGAGTCTCACAATGAGTGAAGTAGCTACCAGCACCAAGCGCGCACCGACTGAAGTCGAACAAGTCACGATGGAAGACGGTCGGGTTGTCGGTTTCGCTGGCAAGAAAAGGCTGTTGAAGGAAGTCATCATCGACGGCAATGTGGTTCAAGTTCGCTTCGATTTCCGGAACGGCGCGACCCGGACTTTCACCCCGTCGGCGGCCAATCTGTACCAGCTCGCTGGCCACGGCGCAAGCCAGAAAATCGGCGACGAAACCGCTGGCGAGGAAGATCTCGACGACATGGTTGTCGCAGTGGATGACATGATCGCTCGTCTGGATCGTGGGGAATGGACTGCCACCCGTGCGGCTGGTGATGGCTTCTCTGGCGCTTCCGTGGTTATCAAGGCCATCTGCGAAGTCACCGGGAAATCGGTCCAGTACGTCAAGGACTTCCTGCAGAGCAAGCTCGATGCGGCGAAGGCTCGCGGCGAAAAGCTCTCCCGCGCGGAACTGTACGCTTCCTTCCGCAATCCGGCTACCAAGACCGGGGCAGTCATCGCCCGGCTGGAAGCGGACAAGAAGTCCAAAGTTCAGAAGGTCGATGCAAACGACCTGATGGCCGAACTCGAAGGTTAATCAAGCCGGCTGAGTCGAGAGGGGAGTCAAAAGCTGCCCTCTCCGCTAAGCTGGTTGGAGATCCGCCGGGTAAGCCTGGCCGAAATACCAACGAGTCAGGAGCAGTGTCCCCCCACTGTCTCCGAGTTCCACGGGACTTGAGCCTCCGACGTGGAGCGGGAAGGGGGGGAGGAGAGAACCTCTTCCCCCACTCTTCTTCCGGAGGCTTTACGAAGAGGCTCACTCTTATGAATTTGATTTACCCGCAGTTGTTTTAAAAAACAGCACCCTTAGTTCGTCTAACTTTTCTACAGGAATATCATCATGAAAAAGATTCTTATCGCAGTCGCAGTATCCGCACTCTTCGCCGGACAGGTGATCGCTACAGAAGGAAAAGATCATAGCAACCACGGAAAGAAAGGGCGCGGTAATTCCACCACTTCCACCAGTTCTTCCGGTTCTTTCTCCGCCGCTGGTGCGGTCGCAGGATCAGCTTCACTCAGCAGCGCAACTGGTGGGAATGCTTCTGCGCTTGGTGGAGCCGGTGGGCAGGGAGGATCTTCTTCCGCCTCGATTGCTCCGATGAATTTCAACTTCACTGCTCCAGCACAACCGGCCGTAACGAGCGGTACTACTACTCTCGGCGGAAAAGTTACAGTGCGCCAAGCTCCTGACGTCAGCCTGCAGCTTGGCTCTCCCACTTCCAATTGTATGAATGTTCTGGGCTTCGGCGGGAGCAATGCCAGCGGCGGCGGACTGATCTCGTTCAGCGTCGGGGTCGACTGGTGTAAGGGCTTCGAAATGGCGCGACAAGCGAAGAATCACGGACTGGACACGCTTGCGGAAGATCTGATCTGCGCAGTTGAGGAGGTCAAGGCACTCAACTCCCGCGATTGCTTCGGAGCAAGGAAGCGGGCGGAAGAAGCGGCACAGGAAAAGGCTGCGACGAGCCAGCAAGCTCCGAATCCGGCGTTCCAGTCGAACTGAGATCAATGGGGAGAATGCGCAGGCTGATGCGCGGCACAATCTGCGGAATACATTACGGTATTCTAAGCCGGAGATCAGCACCGGCCTCCCCACCATTTTTAATTGAGGAAGAAATGGCCTTTGACCAACAGAAGTTCAACCGCGCCCACGACCGCTACCTCGAACCGCCCGACGAGAATTTTGACGAAGAGGGCGACGAGTGCGATCTTGCCGACATCGAGCGGCAGAAGCGCATTGACAAGGAAGACTGGCTGGCCGAAACGCTGCGCCAGAAACAGGAGGATGAGGAATGAACACTGAACAAATCAAGCCGGCGCGCAAGCGCGTCACCCCGAGCTTCGCCAAGTGGGAAGCACCAGCCAAGTTCTTGCGGACCTCCCCCCCGGAGCATCGGAACATCCCGTTCGCCGACGATAAGGACTACATCAAGGCCGACAAGTTCGACCGGGCTGTGGCGTGGGCCTTGGCCATCGGTCAGTGGTTTATGGTGACGCACCTTCCAAGCAGCAAGAAAACCTTCGGCGAACTTGTGCTTGAAATCGTTTCCTGGATCTGCGCTTTCGGTCTGATTGGGCTTGCTTTGTGGGGACTGTTTGCGTGAAATAGTTTCACAACTGTTTTGACATTAAATAAATAACACGATACAATGAACACGTTACATCGCAATAACACGTTCGTATTTACTTAATTCCGACCGAACTTTACCAAGGAGGCTCAAATGAATCCACTAACTGCATCCCCCGCGCCAGTCCGTTTTCACTACAACACGGAAGGGTACGAGCTTGATCTTCCGAAAGGGAAGGCCGAGATTCGTTTTCTCTACGCGACAAAGCCCTGGGAGAAAGCCGATGCTCTTCGCTACATCGCTGCGGGCGGGCGATTCAATCTCGCTACCACCGACTTCGACTGCGAAGAAACGAAACGCCTCGCTACCAGCGCTCAGCTCGTTCGGGACGCTATCCTGACTGGAGTTCTCCATGCCGCGTAAGCCAGCTGTCACCCCGAACAAGCATCTGCATACGACGATTCCCGCAGATCTTGCCGCCCGCCTCGACCTCCTCCTGTGGTCCGAGCTTGAGAACCGCGTTCCCCAGGGAGCATACCAAGACTTCATCTGCAATGCGATCAGGGATTTCTTCAACAAGCGCACCGTGGATGTTTCTCCCTACCTTCCCGACACATCGCCCGGTCAACACTTCATCACCGCGACATCCGACACACTTCGTTTAGTTCTCAACCAGCTCAGAGGAGAATGACCGTGAAAACTTTTTCGCAAACCGTTACACTGGACTTCGGGGTTCTCGGAGAGCGGGATGTGGAGGTAAGCTACTCCTACAGTCCCGGCAGGCCCGGCAGAATGTACATGCGGAATGGTGATCCGGGCTATCCTGATGAGCCGGCGGAGGTGGAAATTCTGCTAGTAAACTTCCTTGGCCTGGACGTTCTAGAAGATCTCCCCGAACCCGCTTTCGACTCCCTTCTCGACACCATCAGCAACAATCACTCCTACGAGGAATAATCATGGCATCCACTGAACTCAGTATGAAAATCGCTGCCTGGAGGCAAGCCGCTCTGGACGGAACCCTGACCGTCGCAGATCTCACGGAGGCAATTGAAGCTCTTCGTGGTGATCGGAAAAGTGCGGCTGTCGCTAGCGACACATCCCGCCGGGCGAAGGCAGTGAAGGCTATCCCGTCGGCAGATGACCTGCTCGCGGAACTCGAAGGACTTTAATAGGACTGGAGGCTCAAGATGAAAATCCCCGCGACAGCATACCTGATTGATTCCAATCGGCAGGCGTTTATTCAGGCGAACACAGACGAGGAGAGACTGGCTGCCTGCATCTTTCAATTCTCTTCTTTTGACATGTCATCTTTCTGGACCAAGGTCGGGACGTGCGAAGTTGAAGTAACCTGGCTTCCAGACTCCGCCGTCCGAGAAGAAGAAGTCAAGCGAGTCGACGACCAGATCGAGAAGATCGAACTCGAAGCCGCGAAACAGATCTCTCGCCTTCAAGACTATCGCGCCACTCTTCTCAGCCTGACCTACTCTCCCGACGAAAGCTAACCATGTCCTACATCCGCCCACCGTTTCCCAAGGTCATCGACTCCACCATCATCGCATCCTTCCGCTCCTGCCCACGCAAAATGCAGCTGGCCTATCTCGACCACTACAAACCCAAGTCACTCTCCATCCATCTCCATGCTGGTGGTGCCTATGCTGCGGGCCTCGAAGCCGCCCGTCGTGCTTTCTACCTCGATGGTCAGCCCGAACAAACCGCCATCGCCCTGGGCCTCAAGGCACTGATCGAATTCTATGGAGACTTCGAGTGCCCGGAAGATTCCGCCAAGTCCCTCTCCCGCATGATGGGCGCGTTCGAATACTACTTCGAGCAATACCCGATGGCGAAGGATCATGCAATCCCAGTATCCCTCCCCGGCGGCTCCCGTGGAATCGAATTTTCCTTCGCCGAGCCAATCGACTTCACGAACCCAGAAACAGGTGATCCAGTCCTCTACGTCGGCCGCATGGATATGGTCTGCGACTACGCTGGCGGAGTGTTCGGAGAGGATGACAAGACCACCTCCCGCCTCGGAGCTTCGTGGCCGAAACAGTGGGATCTTCGCTCGCAATTTACGGGGTATTGTTGGGGATCTGCTCGGGCCGGGCGCCCGCTGCAAGGCTTCCTCGTCCGGGGAGTCTCCATCCTGAAATCCAAATACGAAACCATGCAAGCAATCACCTACCGTCCGGCCTGGATGATCGAGCGCTGGTACGAGCAACTCCTCCGGGATATGAAGAGGTTGGAACAGGCCTGGGAATCCGGTGTGTTTGATTACTCTCTCGATCATGCTTGCGTCGAGTACAGCGGCTGTGAGTTCCGTCAAGTCTGCCTCTCGGCTGATCCCGAACCCTGGCTTCGCGGCTCGTTCGTGCGGAAGATCTGGGATCCTGTGAATCGGCGGGAGATTCTTCTGGAGGACTAGCATGGCCGCCCCAGATGGCAACGCAACAGTCTTATATTTCGAGGGAAGTCAGAATGTCGGAGAACGAGAAGTCTATTGCTGCGGATACGCTCCTACCTCCGGCGAGCGTTTCTCCGCATTCTGGCCCCACACAGCCTATTTCTGCCCGATCTGCGGCGAGATCTGGGGGCGGGCAATCTACCAGCACCACTTCTCGTACTCCCCCATACCGACGGACTCCTGGGTGGTGGAAGTTCGTCGATGCGTTAAACATGGCGATGGGACGTTCCTGACTTCACAGCCGCTCGACCACTGCTCTTCCCGACTTTTAACCCGCGAGCTACTCGCAATCCTAGAGAATTGGAAACCAAGTTATGATGAATGAAGCTATCCGACAAACATCCGAGCGAGAACTATTGGGTCGGTCAGTCTCGAAAGACCACACGTCCTCTGTGATAAAAGACATTGAAACTGTGATAATGGGGGCAGCTGAGCTACACGCAATGCTGAAAGAATTAACAGGTCAACTGCGCTTCGTTCTTTCCAATCGGGAGAACTCCAAAACAGGAATTCCTGAGGGCGAAAACAAACTTCTAGCATCTTGCGACCTATCCATACGGCTGAACGAAGCTTATAAGAGTATAACTTCCTCCCAAGAACTTGTCCGTTCCCTATTTACTAACCTGGAAATATAGTCATGACTACCCCCCAAACCTCCACTATGATGGGGCCGAAAGTTATGCTTATGGGGCCATCAGGTACAGGAAAAACTCATGCCATAGGAACACTTGTAGATTGGGCTGCTGCCCAGACTCCGCCAGTAGACGTTTTCTGCTTGTTCACTGAAAACGGATTGGAATCTCTGGTAGGATACTGGAGTGATAAGGAAAATCAAGTTCCGAAAAATTTGCACTGGCATGTTTCAATGACTAAACCAATTACACTTGCAGGTCTCCTCGATGGTGCTGATAAGGTTGGTAAGTTATCTTATGATGCACTCACAAAAATGCAAGATGGTAGTCGCAGCCAAAACAATGCCTTCCATAAAATCCTTTCAGCTTGTGCCAACTTTCCAGATGACCGGACAGGGCAAAAGTTTGGGTCTGTTGACTCATGGGGAAGCGACAAGATCTTCGTAATCGACTCCCTCTCTGAACTGGGAAATGCCGCGTTCAAAATGGTTACTGGCAATAAACCTACAGCTAGCCCATCCGATTACGGTGTAGCCCAAAACAATCTTATGAATTTTCTACGACTGTGTACACAAGGGCTGGCTTGTACATTTATAATCACAGCTCACGTGGAACGGCAACAAGATGAGATTACAGGGGGAATTAAGCTAATGGTAAAATCTATCGGGAAGGCTCTTGCGAACGATTTACCACAACTATTTTCTGACGTTATCTATACTGTCCGTGAGGGTACGTCATGGTACTGGGATACTGCCGTAGGTAACGCAGATACAAAGACCAGAAGCCTTCCGATCATGAGTAAGATTAAACCAGACTTTGCGCAGATTATGTCTAAGTGGACTGCGCGACGCGGGGCATAAAATGGTAACAAGAACTTACACCAGTTGGCAGGCTATGAAAACTCGTTGCTACAATACATCAGATGAACATTACCCTAGGTACGGTGGTAGAGGAATATATGTTTGTTATGAATGGCTGAATTCTTTTGAGGCATTTCTCCGCGACATGGGGGAGCGTCCAGAAGGAAGAACACTAGATCGTATTGACAACGATGGCCCCTATACAAAGACTAATTGTTGCTGGTCTACTCCGGCGGAGCAAGCGCAAAATCGTAAGTGGCCTGCGCAACAAGTACTAAGTGTAAAAAATAAATCAGGTATACAAGGTGTTTCTTTTTGTAATACTAGGC